GTTCCTTCCAAAACTTGGCAAATCGTTTGGCCACAGGTGTGTCCATAACTTCCCACTCCATATCATTAAAATTTAATACCATCATACTTATCCTCGTTTTGTCCGCTGTCGAATACAGGAATGTCTATATTCGCATCAGTGAGTTGGGTTTGGGCTGAAGGATCTAGATCAAATAATTTCATTCTAGATCTATCAACTCCTATCATAAATCTTTTGTTCCTTGTAGGATCAGCATATCTGTTTTTCAACTGTTTAATCATAAATTGTCCCATCTGTTCTAGTTCTTCTGTACTAATAATAGCAAACATTAAGTCTGCTGTAGCAGGAAGACCAAAACTCTCAGAAGTATCTGTTAATGAAACATCACTATTGTCATAACCACCTCTTGTTGTTTGTGTAGCACTTACAATAGGAACATCTTGTTCAACAGCCAACCCTCTAAGTTCTTCTGCTATACTCTTAATAATTGTATAAGAGTTAGCGCTACTCCCAGGCCTAAATCTACTACTAGAACATATATTCAAATAGTCAATAAAGATAATGTCTGGGAAAAAACTTCTTTTCAATTTTAATTCATTAATCAATGCCTTAAAGTGTCCACTATGTGCAGACGCTGTAGGATATTCTTTAACAATAAGTCTACCTTCAATCTTATCGTTTATCTTTTTAATTCTATCATCATACATTGCCTTAGATAAATCACTTAGTTCCTGTATAGGGATATTCATTAGGTTAGCATCTATTCTCTCTGCGATGCGTTCTTCTGACATTTCTAGGGTAATATACAATACATTTTTACCCTTAGAGATTGCTGCCGACGCCATATGACACATAAACAGGGATTTACCTACACCAGTACCCGCCAATGCTATATTAAGAGTCTTATTAGATAAACCACCTTCTGTTATTTTATTAAACATGTCCAGATCAAACTCTACCTTTTCTTCTAACCTATGATAAAAGTCATATCGTTTCTCGGCATCTTCTATAAAATCATGTCCTATGTTTGTATCAAATCCTACACTCAATGCCTCAGATAAAATACTAGGCAAAGCATCTGTAGATTTCTCTTTATTCTTACCATCTATAATTTGTATAGATTCCATTACTCCTAAATATAGAGCTTTATCCTTACAAAATTTTTCTGTTTCGTCTACTAACCAATCTCTATTAACCTCATCTCCATTTAGAGTGTTAATAACTTCCATACACTTAGCATGACTATCTTCATTTAAAGATGTGTCTTCATTAACTGCTAGAATAATTGCTTGTTTACTAGGAGGATTGTTATATTTTTCTACAAAGCTATGAATAATATCAAATACTTTTTTATCTTCATACTGCATAAAGTATTCAGGTTTTAGAAAAGGAATTACTTTCCTAACATAAGCATCATCTTTTATAAGATTTTCTAATATAACTTGTTCAATTCTATTCTTCAATTGGATTATCCATTTCTTTTAATATTCCGTCACCATTAAACTTTACATACTCATTATAGACATCACGAACACAAGGCATGCAAATATAAATTTCTTCTTCTGTGTTGTGAAAACAATAAGATTTATCGTTTTTCTTTATTATGTCTCCACAACGATCGCATTTAGACTTTTTCGTATTCTTGTTGAATATCTTCATCTGAAACTTCATCTCCCATCATCTCTACTGAGCCGATTGTATATCTTTGTTGTACCCAGTCTGAAAATCTTTTGTCTGATAATATGGGAAGCCAAAACTCTTTACCGAGATCTTTAGCTCTATGTTTAACATCTGCTACTTCTCCTGTATCAGGATCTATTGCTTGGTACCAACCTACAGTAGGTTTTATTACAAATCCAGATTCTATTCCCATTTCCAATAGACCAGACCATTTGCTAATACCGTTCTCCCATGTAACTTCTACAGGGATCTTAGACTTCTCTCTTACAAACCTAGACTTCTCGACATTAATTACAAATTCATAACCTGTAACTTCTGTTCCTGTCTTTTGTTGTCGTCTACCAATAATAAAAATATTATCTGCTGAGTAATAAATTCCTGTACCACCACTAACAACATCTTTAGGAAACAATCCTATCTCTTTATATGTATGGTTAACTACAATAGCTGGAATATCTTTAATAGTTAGGTGAGGAGTTACCATTCTAAATAAAGATTTCATTTGTTTAGCTCTTGTCATGTCAGCAACACTTTTACCTTCTAAAGCATCTTCTACTTCTTTCTTAGAAGCTAAGTTACCAACAGAGTCAACAACAATCATTAGATGATCGTCTCTTTCAACACCATTTAACTGTTGCATTATATCATGTTTAAGTTGTTCAATATCTGAGATAGGTGTATGTATTACTTTGCCTGTATCAATATCAAATGTTTCAAAGTAAGATTGAGGTGCTCCAAACTCTGAGTCATAAAACAATACAACACCATCTTCATATTTCTCTTGGAATGCTTTTATTAATAGCATAGCGAATGCTGTTTTAAAATGTTTACTAGGACCTGCAAATACTGTTAGTCCAGGTGTTAGTCCACCATCTAATTTTCCACTCAATGCAACATTAACTGCTGGTACCGAGGTTTGTATTAAATCCTTTTCTCCAAAGAATTTACTTTCTGTTAGGATATTTGTTTCTCGTATTGAGGAATTCTTTTTTATCCTTTCTAATAATTTACTCATTATTTCTCCTATCTTTATTCGCCTCAAGGGCTGTATTCATTATGTTATGCGTATTATATGATAAAGCAGAAGCATGAGTCAAGTCCTTAGGGAGACATGTTCCACCAAAACCTACCTTTTCATCTGGTCCTGGAACAGCCCAATGGGTTCCTCCTAGGTTTTCATCAGATTCTAAAAACTCTTGTAGTACTTTATAATCAATATCCATTGACTTACATATATCATTAAACTCATTTGCTAGACCTACCTTAACTGCTAGTGCAGCGTTTCGCATCATTTTCATCATAGACGCTTCCATAGGAGTTACATGTTTTACCATCTTTCCTATAGTGTTATTAGACATTAGATCTACAAAATTATCATTCCACCAGGCTCCTACAATTAAATCTATATTAGGATTCATTACATCTTCTTTCCAATGTCTTTCTCTCAAAAATTCTGGCATCATAATACAACCTCGTCTAGCTAAGTTCAGAGCTTGTTCAGGTCCTACCGTACTTCTAATTATAGGATGTACATTAGGATCTAAATCGTCTAGTATATTATCTATAATAGATGCGTCTAATTTATCTTCTTTTAGGTTAGTTGGAACACATATAAATGCGTATTCAATACCTTTCCATTCTATATCATTATAACCTTTGGCAGGATCAAGTATTTGAATATCAAATGTTTCTTTGAAACCGTTTATTAAAAAATACTCTGTAGCAGTTCCTACAAATCCATATCCAATTATTGCAACTTTCATTTTACTGACCTCTGATTCTAGACTCGAGAATCTCGATTTGTTCTTCCTTCTTCTTTGTCCAGTTCTTTTCATTCCTTTCCTTACCATTAATAGTTTTAGGTGTGAATTTAGAAACTATAAGTCTTTCCAAGGCTCCTTGCCTTCTAAAGTTAACTCCTTTTTTGTACCAAGCTCTTGTGCCCATTACTCCTCCTTTATGAATACTCCGTCTACCATTTTGCCTTTACGATCTTTTATGTCGTCATAAGCAACCTGTAAACATTCTTCTAGTGTTATATTATTTCGTACGCAAATGTTAATTAGTACAACCATTATATCTCCAACATCATCTCTAAGATCTTTACCTTTACAGATGTTATCAGATAGTTCTCCACATTCTTGTATCAATTTACAAAATTGATCTTTATCATTTGCACCTTCAATTAAATTTCTATCCTTGTGCCATTTACCTACATAGTAAATAAGATCATCTAATTCTAATAGTTCATTCATTAAACCATTTCCTCTAATACTCCGAGCAGTTCTGCTGCTATCAATAAACCGCCTGCCATTACAAGATCGCCTCCTATTAAGAAACCTCCTGCTGCCACTCTGATTAAACTTTTAATCATACTTACTATAAAATGTCCATCTATTATCATGCGAATAAATCCTCTAATGTTGCTTGAGGTTCTGTATTCCACCCCAAAGGTTTTAAAATATTTTCTAAAGGATCAGTAAATGCCTTCTGAAAAATTAAATCATAATCTACATATTTGCTTATATCAAACTCCTTAGGAAGTTTAGTTACAAAGGCAATAGTATTTTCATGTAGACTATTAGGTTCTTTCAAGTATAAGAATTTAATCTTATCACCATCTTGTATTGCCTCATACTTTAAATGTAATTTATTATCTTTCAATAATTTGTTATACAGTAAAGATCCTCGAACATGTATAGGAGTGCCTTTCTGATAAATGTCTGCTGTAGATGAATATTTTTGTAAATTATTACATCCTCGAGGGAAAGCAATATCTTCTACAGGCAATGTATTAAATTGTTTTTGTGCCTCTGCAATATATGTTTGTAAATGTTCTTCATCACTTGTAAGAATAAGACGAACTGCCTCTTTCAAACTATCTCGAATAGGAGCAGGTGTCGAGGACCTCACAATTTCTAAACCCATAACTTTTAACTTAGGTTCTTTTAGTCTTAGTCCTTCGTCATCTAGTACATTTAAGGCATATCTTTTCTTAGCCACAAACACACCTTTGTCTGCAATAACCTCACGCTTAAAGTCTATTTTGTGTTCAAAGGCATTAGTATAATTACCTAACTTTGTCATTGCCTGAGCAATAGCAGGTTCTATTTTGTCTGTAGCAATTTTATCTAATAATCCTACAACCTTATCTGTGTCTTTGTCAGGGAAGAAGTTTTCTACCAATGTCTTACATGTAACATAGCAAGAGTCTGTATCACTATAAAAAGAATACATTTCGTCATCTGTGCCACATACTTTGTTCATATATGTATCGAGAGCCTTAGCAGTATCACGAATAATTAATTGTCCTGACATTGTAATACCTTCTGCAATTCTATCATCATAGAATCTAAAGTACTGATTTGCCATGGCACCATATAAACTGTTTAATTGAATCTTACGAGCCATCTGAAAATTATTGTATTTACTTATCTCATTCTTGTGATGTAAGGCACCAGTTTCCTGGAAATCTTTCTGTGCCTTCTGCATAAGTTTCTTGTATTTAATTCTATCATTAAAGAACTTTTGTACTATCTCAGGAAAGTGTCCTTTCTTTTCACGAGTATAACAAGAACCATTACCAGCCATTGTATAGTTCTTTTCTTTAAGTTTATCTAACTTGTATCTATCAAGTTGATCGTCAACTGAAACCTCATACTGATAACCTGGAACAATAGTCTCAGGACTCATATTGTGTTGCATTAGTATACTAGGATATAGACTTGTAGCATCGAAACTAGCCACCCATTCATAACTGCCAGG